CTGAATGCGAGCATAAGGCATAGAAGAAGAGAATTTAACAGCATCGGCAAAAATTTGAGCTCTTATACTACGGCGAAGCTTTCCGCTACGCATCATAAGGCTACCACGTTTATTGGGCATTTTGGTTACAGGCCAGCTACTATCGAAAAAAGCTTTACGTTCAAAGTTCCTGTCGAACTCATCCATAAGCTCCACCTTGATATCGGAAAGAATATTTTTGATAAAATCATTTTTCATTTTTTAAATCTTCAATGATTTTTTTGTCCTTTTTTTGAACCTTGTAATATGGGTGTTTTGGCGGAAATATAACCTTATCCTTTCCCGGGTTAAAGCGAAAAATTTCGAGAGTATTTTCTCCTTTTTTATTAATTTGGCTGGTAGCTTTTTCTCCCTTTCTTAGGGCTTCGCTACTATTACTTTCGGGATGTTTACCGGCACGTACCTGTACGGTTGTGCAACGACAACGCCAACCCAATGGTGGTAAGTAACTATTCCAAAACGGATCGGTTAAGGGTAGTGTTGTTGTGTTTAATTCAGCATGCGATTGGCGAACCTTTTCATCTCCTGCAGTTCTATATTGCAAATTGTAACGGTCGCCGTCGGCTTCAAAATCAGCCCACTTTGCTGCCATTTGCGAGCTCGAAATGGCAAATTCGTATTCAGCTTCAAGATATAAAGAATTGTACGTTTTATGAACGTTTAAAACGTCTTCCTTAAAATCTTTATACGAACGAATCTTATTATTGGCATCGAGCAGAAACGATGCCGCCTCTTTTAATTGTGCATGAGTTTTGAAACCTGAGAAAACAAAAACATCTTCTTTCAACTTATTCAGCATTGCTTCCGGTGGCATATTATCGGCAATTCCAATTTGTAATGCATGCTCTAATATTCGGTTGGTTTCGTTTACTACATCCAATAATGGTTCATCGCCGAGCATTTCGGGCTTATATTCTTTTTGGGTATAAATGTAACGAATGGCTCTTGTAATTATGCTTTGGTTAAATTTAGGAGTTTTATTGCCCGATTCGGAAAGTTGAATGGCATTGCCACCACAATCGCACTTAATATTATAAAGCTCCGTAAGTTGTGCGCTTAATCTTGCTCCGGAGCGTTCTGAAAATTTGCAGGGGATCCTCCTTCTTTAATGCCTGTAATTTCAATACCGAACTTGGTTTTAACCCAATCGGGGTCAACTTGGTAATGTGTTAAAAAGCCAATTGTTCGGGTATATAGTTCCTGTAAGTCTTCCTGCGGATCGTAGCCAAAAATTAACCCTTCTGAAAGCAACCCTATTTTTGCCAATGCCGGCAATACAACAGTATTCATATAGCCTTCAATATGGCTTTTATCGGAATTCGCCAGTTGTGTTAACTGGTCAATGCTTACCTTTTCTTTGCTTTCGTTCCCATTCTTAGTATCTTGCCCAATTACAGCCCCCGATATAAGTAACGACATTTCGTTGTTGCATAAACGAATAAGGTTGTTGTAAACATCGCCATTAGAATCGGCACCTTTAGCAAATTCAAATTCTTCGTTTTCATCAATAATAAACCACGCGGCTGCTCCCATATCGCGCATCATATTTTCGGCACGGGTAAGCATGGTTGGGTCTTGTGTGTTGGTTTTCATTACCCTTGGAGGAATGCCATAAATCTCACATAATTCAGACCAACAACTTTGAGCGAATCGTTTAAATAGAACGTGGGGTACTGCTTTGTTCAGCAATCCTAAATCGGCAGGGTTTCCAAATTCGAGCAACCAGGAACCGTATTCTTTTACATTCCTATAATCAATACCGGTAGTTTGGGTTTCGTCTAACAGCATTATTCCTTTTTCGGGAATAATATTCGTTCTAGGCACTAGAACTACTTTAATGTTTCCAAAATTATCGGTAATTATTTCAATTAAAGTAGGTCCATAAAATCGACTATCAATTATATGATTTACCAATTCGCCAAACCAAGGCAACTGCTTTAAAACAGCAGTAGAATTAGTATCAATGGTATCTCCTTTTTTAAGCGAAAAAGAACTTGAAAGGCTAATCATTTTCCTGTTTTCAATCTGTGAACTTAAAAGAGCATCTACTCTAATATTGTTATAAAGTTTTTGTAATAAAACTCGTTTTGGAGCATCTACATTCTCGGCTTGTCTTAAAGCAGTAGTCCACGATGCCATATCTTGCCTTGCCCTGCTAATACTTTTAGGGGCTATTTTATGAATATAACCACTGGTTCGTTTGCTAACAGTTGTTGCCGCTTCCGGTGATTTTAGTTTTACCGTTCTTTTTTGTGCCATTGTTAAATAATTTCATTGTTAAACTTAGTTCGGCTTCCGAACCTAAATGGAATTGTAGTATCGGATGTTTCTGTTTCTTCCAGTACCGGAAGATTGGGTGTTATTCCGGGAGCATTGGCATACTTACCAACTCCTGCCACTTTTTCGAGCCATTCAACAGCTCGGTCGTAGCGGTCTTGTACACGTTCCTGAATTATGTCAACATTCGCCAATCTGCACACATAGTAAAGTGCTATACTTTTACATAATTCTAAAATTAAAGAGTTACGATTGCTTCCGGTGGCTCCGAATATAGCCTCGACATCGTACCGTGGTCTGCCATCTTTCCATTGCTTCTGCGCATTTGGCTTAAGATAGCTTATCATTTCTTCTACGGCTGCATTAATAGCCATTTCAACAATGTCGGGGTTATTTTCGGTAATCTCGTTCAGTTGGTACTCGTACGCCACTGAACTAAGTTCTTCTACGTCTAAAAACATATTTTTATATTTTAATTGGTAACAAAATATGCGTGTTTTTCAATGTCGGCAATGGTTACGCCCTTTTTAAATTTTCTGCGTTTTACTGCTTCCTTTAATTGTTTTTTTTGGTAACAGCGTGGTTTGCCAAAAAATAGAGTAACTATATATCTTCTATTTTCTAATTTTGAACGCCTTATGGCTTCTTTAACTTTAAGTTCTAACAGCCACTTCATGTATGCTGAATAGATTAAAAAAAACAACCATTTAAATGGTTTTCCAACAATTTTTAAAAGAAATTTAAATAGTTTCATATTATTAAAATTTACGTGATTCTCGTTTTCCGAATTTGTAAACAGCATCCGATGTACGGGTACGTTTACTTAAAATCCAAACAGCTCCTTCTAAGGCATCGGGAGCATCGTCGTTTGTTTTACTTCCTTTTTCGAACATTAAAAGCTGATCGACCAACACCATCATTCCGGGACTATCTTTTTCCTTTTCGTTTAGCAATATCAATCCGCGTTCGAATAATGGCGACATGGCTTCAATACGGGCAAATTTGTCGGGTTTAGCTCGGTGGTCGCCTCGTATTGGAATATGACTACCGGTTATATTACCTACGGTTTTAAATTCATCCAACAATAAGTCTTGCATAAAGTTTGCTTCCATATAATAGAGTACCGGAACCCTACCGGCAACAAAATCCATAATAGTATAATGCCAACCAACCATATTAGTTACCGAAGTTTGATCGGCAAAAGCTTTTAAAATATGAAACTCTCCGTTATTGGTTTTTCCAACTAATATGGTTGCCTTATAATCGGATGTAGATGAATTTTTAAAACTAGGGTCGGTATAACTTATAAGTGTTTTGTAATGCTTTAAATCGAGCATTTTTCCGTAGCGTATATGTTTTCTTAAAAATACAGCACCCTCGTTAATCGGGTTATTCATGTATTCTTTTTGAAATCTTCGTTCGCCGATGAATTCGCGTATTTTACGAATTTCTTCGGAAGTATAATTTTCAGGCCACGAAGGAAGTCCGTTTTTGTTTAATGCATTAATTACGGTGTGTTGAATTCCGGGACGTTCTGCAAATCGGCTTAAAATACTATCTTTCCCAATTCTATTGCCTACCATAACAAAACGACCTCTTCCCATTGCCATAGTTCCTGCCAGTGCAGTAAGTACCCATTCCAGTGCATCGCCAACACGCCGTGGGTTGCGAACTAATTCGTCGTCGTCAATATCGTCAATTACTATGTAATCGGGGCGTTTGCCTCGGTCTTTTAGACCACGAGGGCTTTGTCCGCGACCTACAGCAACAAATAGGCAACCATCGGAGGTTCTAAATTCACCTTCGGTCCATGAACCGGTTTTAACCTGTACGCCAAAATCGTTAATAAAAGCTCTGTTGTATTGCAATTCGGCTTGTAAATCGGATAAAAGCCTTATAGCCATATCTTCGCTCTTACTAACCAATACCATTACCGAAAGCTTACGAGGATTTTGAATTTTAAGCCACAAAGGAATAAGTAAACTTAAATGCGAAGATTTAGCATGCCCCCTTGCCCATTCGAATAAGGCTCTAATATCGTTGTTCTTAATTAATCGTTGAGCTGCATCTAAATGAAATTTGCCACACTTTTTAGTTGCTAAATGTGGAAAATAGGTTTCAACAAAAAAAGCATAGTCTTTTTGGGCACGTTCAATTCGTAGTGTTTTACTTTGCTCCGATTCGGGGAACGTAAAATCTTTTGAATTAATCCATTGAACGCGATCAACCCACCTGTTCCAAAGTTCTTTATTTATTTTAGTATTTGCCATTACCACTTAGCCTAAATTGAATGTAACTATCCTGAAGGCTTGTAATTCGTTTAATAAATTCGTCGTTAATAAACAAATTGTTATTCCTCTCGCGAATTAAGTAGTCCTGGAAGTCCATAAAAGTATTAATGTCGTCGTCAACCGTGTTGTGCGTTTTCAAGGTTTTAAGTTGAGATACGGCTTTAGCAAATGAATCAGCATTAAAATCTTCGGCATCGAGTAACTGCGCTACTTTTTTTAATGCTTTCTGCACTAGGTCGTCGATGCTAATTGTACGGCTCGCTCTTTTATGATCCCAACCACCCGATTCTTTGTAACCTTGTAACGTTGGGGCAGAAATTTTTACCCGTTCACAAATTTCTTTCTGCGAAACGCCTTGCATGAATAGAAGATAGGCGTATTCAAATTTTTCGGGGTCGCGAGGTTGTAGTTTTTTTGTTGCGGACATTATATATAAGTTTCTTGCAAAAATCGGATAACAATGCCCTAAATAATAATTTCCTTATAAACCTTATATGAAAGTATATAACACTTAGACAGATAGTTGCATACAGTAATTACATGATTTAGTTTTGTAACGCTTAAATTTCATTTTAACTTAATTCTATGCCAACATTTGTTTTAAACGACGAAACCATTTTAACCGCCCACGGCTTTGTGGTAAGCAATGCCGGTGGTAATTTTGAACGCTTTAAAGAAAACCCTGTAATGCTTAGTTCGCACGACGATAGGGCTGTTATTGGAAGATGGAATAATATACTTATTGAGGGCTCTAAATTAAAAGCGGAAGCAGAATTTGATAAAGACGATCCGGATGCTACCAAAATTGAAGGTAAAGTTAATAGAGGATTTATAAAGGGTGCAAGCATGGGAATAATTCCGCTCGAAGCTGAATATAAAGATATACCCAATATAGGTGGTGTAGTTGTATTAACCAAATGGGAGCTGTTAGAAGCTTCTGTTTGTGCAATTCCGAGTAATAAGGGGGCATTACGCTTATATGCAACCGACGGGAAAACAGAATTGAAAAACGATGAAATTAAACTCTCATTAGAAACAATAATCAACAAAAACACAAACATGGAAAAAATTAAATTATCCGCCGAGTCTGCAAAGGTACTCGGATTGGGCATTGAGCCCGAAGCAACAGAGCTGAACGCTTCAATTATGGAATTAAGCGCTAAGCTTACGTTAGCTGTTGAAGCACAAAAAAATGCTGAAAAAGAATTAGGTGATCACAAAACAAAACAAGCTGTTGACTTAGTTGACCTCGCTATTAAAGAAGGTAGAATTACCGCCGACAAAAAAGAAAGCTTTATAAAATTGGCAACTACCGATTTTAAGCAAGCTAAAGAATTGCTCGATAGCATTCCGGGCAAAAAAGTTTACAGCGAAAAAATGAGTGGTGGAGATAAAACTCCTGCCGGACGTGAAGACTGGAACTATATGCGTTGGCTTAAAGAAGATGGTGCAGGTTTAAAAGCAATGGAGGTTAACGAACCCGAAAAGTTTGCTGCATTAAAAGCAAATTATAAAAAAGCGTAGATGCGTAGATGCTGAAACAAGTTCAGCATCTACGTAGCATGACAAATAAAAAAAAGTAAAAACAAAAACAACGATAACAATGAAAAAACGATTAAACAAAAAGAACCTTGGGTTCAATATGCTTGTAGCGATGCTTTTTTGCAGCATATTTAGCATTGCCGCATTGCCGGTAATGGCAGCATCATTAGTGGCAGGAACAATCCTGTCGTATGTAGAGAAAGCTCCCGGAATGTTATTTGCCGGTGTTCAAAAAGAACTTTGGACAGATATAATTATGGAAGGCTTTTATCCGAAAGACGATTTTTTGGCATGGTCGAGAGATATGAGCGAACTTGTTGAATTTAATACATTAAATTTAGCTGAAGCAGGAGTAGATCCTAACTTATTAATTGATAATACTACTTACCCAATTGCAGCAGCAGTTAGAACCGATACGCCTAAAACTATTGTTTTAAGAACATTAGATACAGAAAGTACTATTGTACGTAATGTAGAAGCTATGGAAAGTTCTTACAATAAAATGGAATCGGTAGTTAGAGGACATCGTAATGCACTAAGAAAAGGATCTATTCAATTAGCTGCACATTATTGGGCACCTACTTCTAATGGAACCTATACACCGGTTATTGGAGCATCGGGAACACCTATTACAGGAACTCGTAAACTCTTAACATTTGGGGATGTTTTAGCAATTCGTGCTAGATTAACCAATATTGATGCCGATTTAAATGCATTTGCAATGATGTTGAACCCATTACACGAAGCCGATTTAATGGCTGAAGATTTAAAACTTTATAAAGAAATTATTTCAAGTGGTAAAATATTCGGAATTCCTTTCTTTGTAAACAGTCAAACCCCAAGATTTAATGCAACTACAGGTGTAAAAGTAGCCTTCCAGGCTGCACCTGCAATTACCGATACGGTTGCTTCATTCTTATGGAGTAAAGACGAAGTAATGAAAGCAGATGGAAGTATTGATATGTTTGCAAAATATAGCGACCCTGACCAAAAAGGAGACGTAATAAATTTCCAAAAAAGATTTGTTGCCTTACCTTTTAGAGCTAAAATGCAAGCTGCAATTTATTCCCCATTTGTAGAATCATAGTTATAACCGAGTAAGCGGTGGAAAAACGCTATAGATGAACGCATAGCGTTTTCCTCCCTCTCGGGAAAACGAATAAAGAAAATAAATGAGCACATTAGAAATAATTTTATCGTTCTTAACAACCGTACTTGCCGGAAGTAACCTATTTACGCTGTTAACTATAAAATCGGCAAAGCAAAAAGAAAGCAATTCGGTTGAAAAAAGCAATGTAGATTTAGCAACTGATGCTGTCAACAACATGCTAGAAAGCGTCAACAAGCTGATGGATAAAAACAAAGAATATACCGAAATAATTATGGCAAAAAACGATGAGCTCTCTAAAATGCGCTCCGAAAAAGAAGATAACGGAAAAAGAATTGCAAGCCTCGAAAATAGGTTAAATACATTGCAAGCTATTTTTGCTCAGGTTATTGAAATTATTGAAGGAATGCCGGTATCGGAAAACAGCGAAAAACAAATTAAACAGTTGCAAAAACTTATAAAAGAATCGGGATGCAAAGATTTATAATTTACATATTATTTGTTGTATTGCTAACGCAATCGTGCGTTACCGAAAAGCGTTGTAGTGCTAAGTTTCCGCCTGCACAATCTATTTATATTACTACCGATAGTGTGAAGATTATAGAGATTACAAAAGATTCTATTTCTTATTTTACCGATAGTTCTTATGTGGTAGCCCTACTCGAATGTAATGAGCAAGGAAAGGTAATTTTAAAAGAATTACAAGATTATAAATCGGGAAGTAAGTTAGATGTTCCTAAAATAATTATAAAAGAGAATGTAATTACCGCTAAATGTGTGGTTGATAGTATTGAGGTTTATAACAGAATAAAAACAAAGCAAGTAACTGTTGTTAGCAACACGCAAAAAGAAGCCACGAAAACGGTAAATGTTTTAACTCCGTTTCAAAAATTCCGATGCAATGCATTTTGGTATATGTCGGCAATTTTACTCGTTATTTTATTAGTAATAATTAAAAAAAGTATATATGGCAACAAAAAAATATAAAGCTCCACCTAAAGTGGAGGAAAAAGAAATTAAACCGGTAGCTGTACCTAAAGTTGATTTAAGCCCGGTAGTTAAAGAAGAACCTAAAATTAAACAAGGTAATTCGCAAATTACCGATGCAATGAGAAAAAGAGCTAAAGAAGTTTTTGCTACTCACAATGCAACGGTAAAAGAAGTATTCTTCACGAGCGATGGAACAGCATTTACCGGGCATCAGTTTGCAAGAATTCATTCGGAATTTTTGAAAAACGATACTATTGTAACAGTTAAAAGAACGGAGGTATAATGTTACCACGCGTAAGAATATTATTCGAAAATGGCGCACTTGGGCAGTTAGCTGCTTCGCAAGATGGCGTTCTTGGTTTAGTTGCCACAGGCACTGCTGTGGTAGATACTTTCGCACTTAACACACCTTATGAAATTAGCAAATTTGCCGATTTAGAAGATTTGGGAATTACCGAAGATAATAATCCGGGAATTTATAAGGTTGTAAAAGAATTCTACGACGAAGTTAAACTATTGAAAAATATAGATGCTTCGGACGAAAACACAAAACTATGGCTTATGGGCGTAGCCGATACGGTTACACTTACCAATATGGCCGATATTACCCAAACTACATTAGGCAAAGCCCTAATACAAAAAGCAAAAGGTGCTTTACGTGGAATAATTTTTAAAAGAACACCGGCACATGGCTATACGCCAACTGTTACCGATGGGCTCGATGCCGATGTATTTACCGCTGTTGATAAAGCACAGGCTTTATGCGAATGGGCTACCAATACATTAAAAGCACCATTGTTTGCAATTATTGAAGGTAGAAGTTTTTCGGGCGATGCCGACGATTTACTCGATTTAGCAACTAAATTAAGCAACCGAGTGGCTGTTTTAATTGGCGATACCGAAATAGGAGCTAATGCATGTGTAGGTATTCTTGCAGGTAGAATTGCCCACAATAAGGTATGTAGGAATATAGGAGCTGTAAAAGACGGTAAGTTAAGTTTAACTACCGGATATGTTGGCGCTTTAGATGCATCGCTTGCCGATGTTGCCGATATACACGACAAAGGGTATATAACATTACGTACGCATATTGGAAGACCCGGATACTTTTTTACTGATGATCCACTGGCAGCTGCATCAACCGACGATTATCATAATTTAACTCATCGCAGGACAATAGACAAAGCATATAGAATTGCTTACGATACGTTGCTCGATGAATTACTTGGCGATGTACCTGTAACCGATAGCGGAACAGTAGCACCTACTTATGCTAAGTCTGTTGAAATGAAGGTTGAAAATGCCATTATAAGCCAAATGACCAACAACGATGAGTTGGGTAACGATCCGGCTAACCAGGACGATAGAGGTGTGCAATGTTACATTTCTGTAACACAAAACATTGTATCTACCGGCATATTGGCTGTAACGCTTAAAATTAAGCCTAAAGGCTATGCAAAATATATTGATGTACAACTTGGCTTTCAGGCCGTAACCGTATAAGGAGAAAAAAATATGTTCGATAGTAAAGAATATGAATATAGCGACATAACCCTTTTTTTAGGGGGTCGCGATGTTACCGGAATTCGAGGCATAAAATATGGTGCCAAACAAGAAAAGGAAGCCGTTTTTGCCAAGGGAAACAAAGCTAAAACCATTCAGCGTGGTAATATTTCTATTGATGGTGAAATAACAGTTCTTCAGAGCGAGTTAGAAACATTACGTGCTTCAGGTAATGGATCTATTTTAAAACTTCGCCTAGATGCTGTTGTTGGTTACGGTAACGCTAGTAATGGCGATGCTTTAATATTCGATAAAATTTCGGGTATTGAATTTACTGAAGATGTTAAGGAACTAAAACAAGGCGATAAATTTATGGAAGTAAAACTTCCTTTTATTGCCTTAGATGTTAAAAATCAACAAATATAGCTATGAACCAGGAAACGGAATTAATAGGCCAAGCCACGCCGGAACAAATAGCGGAATGGAAGCAAAAATATGGCAAAATATCGGCTATTATTGTTGATGGGCACATTGGTTATTTTAAAAAGCCCGACCGGAAAGCACTAGGATATGCTTCAGCAATAGGAACGAAGGATCCGATTAAATTTAACGAAGTTCTTATGAATAACTGCCACATAGGTGGTAGCGAAGCAATAAAAAAAGACGATGATCTATTTTTGGGTGCCAGCTCAAAATTAGCCGAACTTATTGAAATAAAAGAGGCAGAACTGGTAAACTTATAAAGGCTGCCGAGGTTGGGGAACACGAGCTGGTGCGTATAGTAGATGCTCAACTGCTTTACTATATGCACATAAACCCCGACAGCCTTACCGACGAAGAATGGGCGATGCGATATCGCGAATTAGAGTACATCCGTAAAAAAGAAGCTGAAGCTAATAAAAAGTAAACAATGTC